ATATTGTAGCGTCTCGCGAAGAGATAATGAAAATGTTGGATACTGTACCTTAACTATTTGTAATACTGGTGTGGATTTCCTGGAACCCGTCTATTCGAGTATAGGGAGTTGTATTGATGACCGTGCAAATGTGCAGTTTCTCTGTCACTCCCACCCTCTTCCTCTTCCTCTTCCTCTTCCTCTTCCTCTTCCTCTTCCTCACCTTCTCCACCTTCGCCTAGCGATTCTCCCATAGCTTCCATAGCTGCCGCCCGAGCTTCTTCGTCATATTCAATTGTAAAATCATCCCAAAACGTAGAATCTATACTAGATGCCATCGCACTAGATAAACCACTGGTATAACATAAAACATAATCTGGTGTACCTGGAGAACAGGCTCTTCCCCTATTTTCATCACCATCTATTAGTAAACAATCGTCCCAGGCGTATGCACTTGGTGTGGAAGGTAGAAACGAACTGGTGAGGTCTTCTATTTTTTGTATTTTATCGCTAACTGGAATCGTGGCTACAGTCAAACCCAATTCTCCGGTTTCATTGTTTACACTACCACAAAACCATTTTGGAATTGGCGGACGCTCCATACCCATTCTAACAACAATATTATATTCCGCAACAGCCTTATTATAAGTGTTGCTATTTGGTATCAACTTTGCGTTAGGATATACCGATTGTACATATTGTATTATACGCTCGGCTGGCATGGATTCAAATGTATTGGAAGAATTTACAGTTTTTCTATTTACAAATCTTGGTGTATTGTTTACAATCATCGTTAAGCTCCGAGGTTTACGTATCCGGTTGCCATTGCCATTAATTCTTCATCTGATAACATGCATTCGCCGTTTTGTGTTCTGGCCATTTGCGATGATATTGGAGTCGCCATTACGTTTGATATCTCATATTCATCGCCAACTATACATGTTACCTTTAGCATTTCATATCTCTTTTCCCAATCGCCTCCATATAACTTATTGAGTGCGTAAATTGGGGTCATAAACAAGAATTCTACTTTCCTTCCGTCTATTGTAAATGCGCCTATCATCTTGAGACAGGCCTCGGCGCCTCCATTTTTTGATGCAGCGTAATATAGGTCACCAGTTCCTGTTCCTTCTGTGTGCGCACCACGTCCATGGTTCTTTTCATTATCGTTTATATAATCGACTGCCGCTTTCATTATCGTAGCAAAGTTTTCCCCGGCTTCTAACAATTGGTCGGATTCGCTGTATATCCTTCTAATTCCGATGTGATGAACCACGGCTGCGGCCTTTATTGTTTGTCTAGAGTTAATTTCGTAGTCGTTTATCATCGCTGCTCTAACGCCATTGCGATTATTTTTGGTACTCATTGCGATTGTGGTGTAACTGTGCTTATGTTGTGGTAACCAAAGCCTTGCATTTTTTGGTATGCCTTCTTCTTCAATTATTACATCTATAGGACATAACAACTCAGATTCAAATTTTGGATAATCAACCTCGTGCCATTCCACAGGAGCTGTTATATGATTAATTCCAAGTTCACCTTCTATAAACATACTGCCCTTTATCAATACGTTTCTGGTGACATGAAGTTGGCCATCTATTGTTAGTGCGTTATGTTCAACCGGATTAATAGTTATTTTTCTCGCCCTGAGTGTAAGACGCTCACCACCATCTATTATAATATCATTTTTGGTTCCTATGTTTAATTCAATTGCGTTGATATTCATTATGGTTCCACATTGGTCGAATGGACCGGTTGTCTGCAATGATATACCTTTAGAACCAACATTAACCTTCCATTTATTACCAATAGTTAATATATAATCTCCTCCTGGTATATCAGATACGTCAACATACTCAGTGTGTGGACACGGCAAGTAATACGGAATTAAACCCTGCATAGTAAGAAATACACCATCTAACCTGAGTTTACCAATTGGGTCTGTTCTAAACGACGGTAAATCATTGAATGCACTTCCAATAGTTTCAACCTTTGACATTGCAATGGTTTGAACTAAGTCCCCTCCCTCAGGTAATTGCATTTCAGCTTCTGTTATTATTTTAGCTGCCTGTGGAAGTATCTTATCCAATAATCCACCTGGCATAACTCGCCAATCACGCAACCACATACCATTCGCGGTAGACGGTGAAAGGCCTGGTTTACTAAGTTCTGACCAAGCCTTGCTAGCTCTAGATGTTTTCCATAAATCATTATTACAACACGGACACCGCGTTCCGCCAATTACGCCAGGTTCCGTTGTTCCTTCGGGTACCATTTCAAAACTTTCATCGGCCTTACCTTCACAAGTTATCCCCTGAAACATTCCTGTACAATCTCCGATGGGTTGTGGCGGAAGAGACCAATCAACATCCATTGTTCCATTGACATCGTCCTTAGGATTCCACGCCTTACCTTTACACACCGGACATTCCGCAAAACCCTCTCCTTGACCTGGTATTATTTGTTGATTTAAATATGATATATCACCAGGTGCTAACCCAGATTTAACTCTACATAATGGGAAAAGGCGTTTATATTCAGCTATAACCCTTTGAGTTGCCAATATGGTATCCATCGCCTTCGTAGCGGCTCCGGTCATATTACCTATCGTCACATATTCATCCCCACCAATGATTTTTACATCGTTTCGATTGATGGATGAGTAGCGACGACCTTTGATTGTATTGAATTGGTCTCCGATTACCATTTTTTGGTCATTGGCGGTTGCAAGTTCTACGGTTGCGCGATTTCCAAACTCCTTAAATGACCCAGAATAATGGGTAATCTTCACCATTTCACTTTCATCGGTGTCAACTAGTTCAATAGTGTTTTTATTGCTGTTAATTACAGACTTTGACCTGAAGATTTTTGCTGCGTTTTCATCTTCCGGTTTTGTTACGTTTTCATATTCGTCTGGATAATCGTTGCCGCCAGTTTCGGTTGCAGACTCACTTACGGTGTAGATACGATGATAGTCTGCCGCACCAAACGACGTCGCAAAATAAACTGGGTGAAATAAATCGTTGGCTAGGTAAAACAAATAAACATGTGCACCTACATTTGGTATTGAAAACATACCCCTGGCCATCGTACTATAATTAGATGGTTTATATTCGGTGGCATAAAGATTAACATCACCAAAATCGTCGGTTACAGCATCCGTATCTACCCAATTGTTTGTCGGCCTAAAGCCATCGGGAACACCACCGTTACCACACTGGTTTGAATCTGATGCCGTGGTTTTATTGAATTTGGCATTATATCGACCCGATGAGCAACCACCAAACAATGGCGCGGCCTGTTCGGCCCACGGAAGGGCATTTTTTATTTCTTGTATAATGTTGGCTATCTCAGGACTATAATCTTTATCTACAGATTTAAATGCAAGTACAACACCTTTTTTCAACTCTTCAGTTAAACCTTTTATAGACGGTGCGTGTTCCGGTACAAAAATTTTTACACGTCCACGGTATTCTGGGTCATTATTTTGTACTACAATGCCCAGGTGTATTCCAAGCGGGTTCTTCATTACTTTATACCCCCCAAGTCGATTGTGTGAAATTGTCTTGGATTAACATTTCCAGTTTTTGTAAATTCCACAAAACCATTATTAAATGCTATTGGTTGAATATTTTTATTTGGCTTCACCTGATTTGCTATCGGTGTTAGATAATTAACATTAATCAGTCGTTTACCGAGTGTGCGTATAATCGATATTTGCGTCAAAATTCCACTAATAGATTTACCCATATGTTCTTCGTAAAAAACTACATCACCCTTGAGCTGATAATCTTGTGAAGTAGCCATCATTGTAGAATTTCTTTTTCCAGTTTTAGATTTAAACTCTTTTGAAACACAATCAAGAAACAAGCCATTAGTTGATTTATACGCATTAGATACCAGTTTAGAAATTCTTTTTTTTACCTTTAATTCCAAACTTTTTCTAAAAACATTTGAACCGTTTTTCCAGTCGTCCATTCGTAATGTAGATTTATCTTTAACTGGTTTTATAAACCACTCTCCGCAATAATCACTGGTATCTCTCATTATTTCGTCTTCAAGAATCAATTTTAAGACGTTTGGGTGAACGCGACGCAAACGTTCTCTAAATTGAGTCATTATTTCTGGTGCCAGCGACGGAAGTATACGTGCCATAATTCTGGAAAAAACGGTCACCTTGCCATTATCCATCGTTTTGGCCGCCTCCACACTTGACATTGTGCCTTCTATCGTTCCACTTGTTACGGGTTGGCCTGGTGTTTTATCTGGATTTATAAGCTCAAGCATCTTATATGTTTTTTCTTCCCCGTCCGAGGTTTTCGTTATGATGTCTATGAGTTCACTAACACCAAGCGAGTTTAAAACTTCTGATGCTGCGTTTTGTGCTGTATTTATTATACCTCCGGGTGAAGAATCGTTATCTGTGGTGTTTATTCCAACCGCCGAAGAATTACCGGCTACCGCAGATAAAATACCATTAAGTGGGTTTTGAATTTTACCTAAATTAGCAAATAACTCACTGAGCCGTGTTCCCAGGTCTCCGATGGCATTCGGTAATGCTCCGAGATGCGCACAGTTGTTAATATCTATAAGAAGAGCCTTAGTGCTAAGGTCTAACATGGTACTTCTAAGCATGGTGGTTAAATCTTCGTACCCAAAAACTCCTTCTGTGCCACCCTTCATATAATTACTAGCGAGATTAAAAACCTTGGTGGCAAGTGCAAATTCTTGGCCATATCCAAGGCTGGTCATCATGGCCATCGCAAAATCATAAGCCATGCTGCCGAGTGTGGTTGTATTTCCGCTTTCTAACTGTTCTATAATATTAACCAGGCCAACTGTTAAATTTAGTATAGAATCAATTGGCAATATCTGATATAACGCAGACATTGCTTTACCACATACAACAGTAACTAATCTATTAAGTTGCTGATTTATCATTGTACCGGGATTGTTAATAATCCCGGTTGCAACATCGGATATATTACCTACGTTAGATAATAAACCCTGTGTACCCTCTAAAGACCCTAATATTGCCATACATGATATTTATGGCAAATTTTGGTCTTACAACCTAGAAAGAATTAAAGTCCAATCCGTCGAAATTATTAATCTCAGATACAACAGAGCGTTGAGGCTCCGGTTGTACAACCGATTCTGTTTCACTATCAAGTTGGGTAAGCGTCATATGCGGATAATCGATTGCTATAGAAGTTCTACCAAAATTAGGCCCAAATCGGTTTTTTTGCATAGATAGATTAAGTATACCAAGGGTTTTTTGCTCATCCGTCTGTGATATGGCGAATTGCGCATCACACGTATAGGACGTACCAATGGACTCGGCGACAGTCTCGATTGACGGGTTGTCTTTTCCAAACCCAGACCTGTTTAACTGTGTTGCTGTGATAAACGGTATTTCGTACTTACATGATAGCGCTCTTAACTTTTCGGACACTATTTTTCCGTCCATGTAAGTATTATTTGTTACCTGTCCGGGAAGTAGCAAATTCATGTAATCTACAACAATAATATCTGGGTTTACACCATTACGCTTTAGCTCTTCAATATAAGCCGCTATGGCCGCCGGTGTCACAGACCTGGTCGGGAATTCCTTGATAAAGAGCCTGCCTTTGGTTCTGGTTTTTATTGTGGTTAAATTATTGTTGATATCGGAAATGTGCGTCTCAAGTTCATTCATTCCAATCTTAGTTAGGTTGGCGGCGATTCGCTTCGCATACATAAATTCCGACATTTCTAGCGAAATCAGAACTGAGGTCTTGTTCTGTAGCATTGCCTGAATAGCAAAATGACCCAGAAATATACTTTTACCAACATTGGTTTGACCGGCCACAACATATAATGCCTTGCCTCTGACGTCCCAACCACCATGCAACATTTCATCCAGCCACCTAAATCCGGTAGAAATAGTACTAAATGGTTTAATCAACTCATCGCAAAATTCATTAATCTTACCAAAAAAGTCCCACCCAAGATTTTCTATAATGTGCAAATTACAAGCCGAATTAACCATTTCCATGATTTCACCAGCCGTCATTTGCTCCTTATTTGGGTCAGCACGATTTTCTACTATCTTTTCAACCGCGCACATAACCGCATGTTCACGACAATATGTTTCGGTATTTGCAATTAATTCATCATGGTCGAAATCGCTGGTCATATCACCTATCACGGAACGTACTTCACGAACGCGCTTAAGGTCTGTGTCATTCTTACAGAGAACTTCCATCTCGGTGAAGTTTGGTATCTTACCCCTGTAATCATAAAACTCAAAAATGGTTTTAAGCCAGGTTCTGGCATTCTCTGCCTCCATGTAGTCCGGCTTGCATACACTCCGAATTTTACACAGATAGGTGCTATCTTCATATGCGAACTTGCATATGACGTACTGAAAAATTTGGTCGTTCATGATTACTCTGACTTCGTTGGATTTTCTGGTATTTCCGGTGGTTTTTTAGATAAAGCCGTTTCGGATGTTATCAACTTGTCGAGTTCGTTTAGATGCTGGTCCCAAAACTCAGGCTTATCAAAACTTGAAGCGTAACCAAGTTTATCTTCACCTAGAAGATATGTGGAACCAGCCCTCTTTATAAAACCCACTGCAACCGCAAGGTCTAAAAGACCACTATACCTATCAAGACCAGTTCTGTAGTTAAGTTTAAGATTTGTTTCGAGTTCAGAAACAACAAATCTGTTTTTAGTCGTTAGAGCCCTAAGATTCCTTCCGGTGGTTTTTTGTGATATAGAAGAGTGTTCAGAATTTTTATCATCAGATATCTTTGTCAAAGTTTGAGAAAGCTGAACAATTACACTAGACACATAAAGTGGTTTCATCCCACCAGACTGATTTTGAATAATCGAAGGATACATTTGTCCTGGGTTACTATATATGTGATTCGAGAAAACGACAGGAGATTTAGCCTGTGCAGACAAGTTTGTAATTACACGCAACATAGAACCTAATTGTTTAGCTCTCAAACCCATATCAGATGCTACGTCGCCAGATAGCGAATTTTGTAGTTCTTTTTCGGTCATTAGGTTTCCGAGAGAATCTATGATTATCAAGCACTTTTCGTATGCTTTTGGTTCTTCCGATGGATTCTCTTCGTTCCATTTATCTACATCTTTGTTAAAATCAATAGTAGCCTTAAGGATATTAGCCGCATTAGTCTGTACAGACTCAATGATATTATCGTTAATTTTTACCACTGTATCAGGGTCGCCACCCATATTAGAAATCATAACATCTGTTATAGCGTTTTCGGTGTCGATGTAATATACAGTATATCCCTTATCTTGGGCATCTTTTACAATATTACAACACAGTAAACTTTTTCCACACCCCTGTGGTCCGACAAGACCAACGACTCTCCCACGTGGTATACCATAGTGAACACTGCCACCGATTATAGCGTTTAAGGCATAACTTCCGGTGTCAATAAATTCTTCTATGTTGCTAATCTTATCATCGCTAAGAAATCCGGCAAACGTTCCGTTTTTATTGATAGTGTTTAATACTCCACCAAGGTTAAATCCGCTTTTAGTTGTAATCTTATGACTCATAAAAACCTCACCCATTATTATAGCAAAAAGCCTCAAATACATCAAGACTTATTTCGCGTTGGGATTGGTTCTTTTTTCTGTCAAATGACGCTGCTCACGTAGCTTGTTGATGTACTCCTGTACAGTTGTCTTGTTAAACTTCTTGGTTACGAGCGTTCTTATTTTTGTGTTTCTAGCGCAAATAGGACAGGCCATGTTGTTTCTCCCGTAATATTTAGAATAAAAAAGGTGGGCGGTGTTTCCACCGTCCACCCTGGTCAGGAACGTTATCTATGCTCTACTTCGTTTTGTTTTCTTCAGCTGGCTTGTCCTCTGCCGGGTGCTGATTTACAGCTGCAACCTTAACCGGGTTGCCAGATGCGTCCACCTGTTCGGGGGCGCCACCGACGATACGGGCAAAATTGTTGTAATAGCGAAGCTTGATAATCTCAGCAAGTTCAACCTTATTCGCAAAGTTAAACTGACTCTTCTCAAGCGTCACAATAAATGGCTCATTATGGTCAGCCATGAAATCACGGAAGAACCAGGCCGGGGTCTCGAAGTGAACCTCAATGCGGCGCTCATCTTCCTGTGAACGGTGTGGAATCGCGGCCAGGTACATTGGATTCTTGACAACAACCGTGGTATCGGTCTCAGTAACAAATTCTGCAACACTGGTGTGACCAATGGAATCGAAGAAAACAATCAGGTCTTTTTCTTTGTAGTTCATATTTTATCCTCAAATTATCTTATAGAGAAAAATTCGGTTGTCAACACTTTTTATGAGGTCAACATTCCAAACAGGTCTAATTCTCCGGTTGTTGGATTAAATGGTTGCCATCCGACCCGTTCAAAACATCCATCTATGCAGCTCCATACAGTCTTCATAAACATTTTTGCGTCGTCAATTACGATATCGTTTTTAAATTCATTTGGAATGACATCATAATAACCAAATGAGTTCAACCCAAATTTATTAGGCTTTATATACATAAGCTTCATTTTATCACCCTCTTTTAGACTGGTATATTTGTTTTTCAGCCCAAAAATAGATAACATATCATTGTATCTTAAAGCACAAACAACTTGTCGAGGAGTTGACTTAGCCGGAATAAGATAACCATCCTTGCCTCGTGTTGCCATTTGACCAAACTTGTTTATGTTGTTCAATCCAATCGTAACAGCTTTTTCGTAAACCGGCATACGCTGATACTGCTCCCAATACTTAATAGCCTTATCAATTACAATATTTCGACTCTGTGTCTTAATGAGAGTATCCATTAGGTCTTTAATCATCGGTTTTACCGCAGCCGGAGTTGACGACCTAACCACGGCCAAACCATGATATGTAATCTTATCACATGGAACACCTTCATCGTCGAGTACGTGAAGCGCGTACATCTTAGGTGCTACAAACACTCCCTCCGGGGCTAAAACTTCACGCTTAAAACCAACCGCAGGGTTTAGACAATTCCATTTTTCCCTGTGCCATTCGGCTATACCACGGTCTGCATAGTTCGCTATATCTTCTGCGACACGGCGGGCCTGGTCGGTAATTGTTCCGTCTCTATTGGTAAAACTTGAACCCTGTGCTTTAAGAATTGGTGCGATTGTAAAATATCTAGAGTTATGAACCAATATATCATTCGCAAAGAAATTGTGAATGCCGTCTACTTCTATGTCATATACAGTCTCTTCGCGAACGCCCAAGTCTTCAACACTAAAATTATAAACCATTTTTATCTGTTTTTCACATAATATAAGTTCATCACCAGGTTTAATTTCTTTAGGTTTTACTGATACATATGTATTGTTGCGATGAATGACCAAACTGTGGTCAGATGTCACAATTATAGTGTTATTGCCGGTAGTAATTTTAAACATCTGCTTCCTTATGGTATGTTTCATGACGTAGTTAACTTCGCGATTCTCAATAAACTTACCATTAAAACACTTTGCCACATCACCATTTAATACGACCTTTGTTTTACCGTCACGAATATCTACAATGGGTATTTCGTCGATTGATTCGTAATAATCAGCTATTGTTATCGGTCTGCCGTTTACGGTTATAATTGTATCACCGGCTACGGAATCGGTATCGGAATACAAGCCAACGTCAACTTCTTCTCCACACAACTGGCTTGCCCGGTCATTAACAAGTTTAGCCGTATATTTGATTGTTTCACGACCCATTGCGGTAACAGATTTACTAAGGTCTAGGTCAAACAATGCATAATGTTTTTCGGACATAGCACCATAAATTGAGTTTAACTGAATCTTTGCTAGCCACTGACGAATATTGAGAAATTCGGCCTTTGCCTTCATTTCACCAAGCCTTGGGTCGTCCGGTTTTACGGCTTCAATGTCTGCAATTTGTTTCTCTGTAGCAAGCATCTCTTTCTTGGTCTGTTTTCTAGTATTATACAACCGTTCAACCAGGCTCGGTAGTATTCCTTTTTTGGTCTGAGAAAACATTACCATACTAGGAGAAATAGCAATCTTATTTCGTTTTATAAAATTTACAAACGCCGGTTTATCACAAACCGCCGTTTTTCCATTTATAAGTTTTATTGTGAATTTCCCGTCCTCGGTTTTTCCAAACCACCCCAACTTGGTTTCATTCGAAATATTCAAAGTTCTAATCACGGATGGGTACAGACTATTTGCGTCGATTGATACTATGCCACTGGCAAAACCAACCTTCGGGTCTGCTACATATCCACCTTCAAATTCCACAACGGCATCAGAATTGTCATACGATGAAATTATTCGGTCACGAGAAAGAGCCTCCAGAGCCACAAGACCTGTTACAATCGGAATTGTACCAAGGGCGTCACCGAGGGGAGCTAATGCGCTATATGCCATATGTCTACATAACTGCATATATTTTAGCTTGTCTTCTAGCTTAACCAACAGTCTAACGTCCTGGATGTTATAATCGATGAACTCTTGTGGGTCTTTAAGCCACCAATCGGAAAGTGACCCGGAATGCTCTATTTTTTGACCTAGACCCTCTTCCGCGCACACACTATTGAGTGAATAAGATTCTAGCTTTTTGGGGGAGAACTTATAATATGCAGCTTGCATATCTATGTGGGTCACACCATCTATGGTCCATAACTGGTCATATATTCGCTCTACGGCACCGAACCTACGCTTTGCGTTTTCAAAACAGCGTACCTTTCCGCACGGGGACAATCGGCTACACGCCTTATCATCACCATATATACGATTGATGCGATTGCATAGATATGGCATATCAAAACCAAATGAATACCATCCACTTACGATATCCGGAAAATCCTTTCTCCACCATCGAATAAATCCCTTAATCATGGATTCTTCGTCTGGAAAATAATGATACTTAACGTCATCCGACACAGTATAATAATCAACACCAACACCAAATACGTGAAACGTCTGTTCAAGAGTGCTATAAACGGTAATTACTACAATTTGGTCAAGAGCCTCCATAGCATTTGGAAATCCATCAGGTGCAAACACCTCGATATCTATGAAGTAAATGCTAAGTGGAAATCTGGAAAAGTCGTTATCGGATTCGTGACCGCCAAATTTATCAATCAGATATTGCTGTAACACCGGAAGGTTGTAAAATGTGTGCTTATTAGACTCGGCGTATTCCCTGCGCTCCATTATGGTTTTAAATTCGAGCTTACGTAATCGGTCTTCGTATATGGAAATTCGGTCACCTTGACCCTTAACATATAGATAAGGCTTAAATGGTTCCATCATATCAGTACGATTACCATCCTTATCCCAGGTGGTCATCCAGATGCTCTGTTTTTTTAGGTCGTAATTGATGTTCCTATACATAAATCACCTAAAGATAAAGTTTTCCGTACTGATTGTCTGATGCCAAATCAACACCGAGTATGGCATCAAAGTGCTTTTCCTGACCAGGAATAAAACGCCCAAATTTTACAATAAGATGATTGTGTTTAATCAACGGCAAAACCTTATTCACTATGATATCCTGTTTTTCGTCTTCGGTATATCCAGTGTAAACAATAATGTCACCGGTACATCGTTCATCAAAAGCCTTAATCAACTCCAAAAGTCCGTCGATATCATCAAGTGGCTCTAATCCGCCTACGACAATGGCCTCATCAATTTTTGACATGTTGTATATGTTGCATAGCTCTTCCGGAGAAATTTCATATCGAGGGGATTTGGCTAATTCTGAATTTTGGCATACCGATTCATCTAGGCCAGCCTCTACACAACACTTCCAATTGCACGTTCCCATACCTATAAACAAGCTGGGAAGACGATAATTCACAACATCATTTGGCTTTAAACCATAAATCTTCATATTGGAAGATTATAACATACTTCCAATAATAAAGTCAAGCCATTTAGTTCGTTTATGATGGTAGCTCATTATATTTCGAGTACCATTCACAGTCAAACCTAGACAAATCATTGTATGGAGTTTTATAAACACGTATGATGTCATCTACCTTATCATCGATGTACCAGTTGTCGGCTTCATTGTGATGTCGCATGACTTCTTTTTCGTATGTTTCTTCGTCCTTGGTGACTTCTTTAAGACGGTCAATCATTTCATCTCCGCTGTCAAATGTGTGCCACGACATTTTATATGGTTCCAGATTTTGACCAACAAATGGAATTCCTTCATAACATGCTTCTTGGAATTTAATAAATGACTTCGCTCTATTGAAATCGTTGTTAGCGAGCGGAGCCGTGCTAACCTGGCACCCAAGCTCCTTTATTGTCCACGGAAACGAAAGAAGGTGTGCCCAGGGATGATACTCCATAACACCGGAGTCGATAAACGGCTTCATAGCAGCCGGATATGTTCCGAGCCATACAAACTTGAAATCATTACGTGCTGAAATAATTGCGTCATTTACATGTTTGAAATCGCTATCGGAATACGGATTAAGGTCAAACATCCTATAATGCGTACCGCCGCCAGCAAGTAACACTCTTGGACGAGCTTTATTGTTCTCGTAATTATTCATTACAAAATTCTTGTCGAATACATGACCAAACCACGACCTAGATGAATAGTTGGGTATAACAGTTATGTGTGACTTTGGTGCGAATTCTCGATATACTTTCTTCATGTAAGGAGACACCACGGTGAATTCATCGCATAGTTCTGCGAGCTCTCGAATGCTATCTTGAATTTCCTTTTTATCGAATGCGGATTTTGCTGCATTGTAATCGGGTAATTTGTCGGCTACAACCACATCGTCAATCTCGTAAATCATACGAATACCAATGTGGGTATCGTCAATCATACGACGTAACGTTTTGAAGAAACTAAGCTGGTTCGGAGTGGCTTGACGCTGTAATCGAACTGCTTTAATACCACTACGCCAAAATGATAGATTCCCGGGGTCTGGCATAATATCGATATTGGTAATAGTGGCTTTTCCACCGTAATTAGCAACCTGTTCCAACATGTTAAATCTCCACCACCCGCAACCTGACCGGTCTGCGGCAAAGTGTATAAACCTGTTATCACGACGTTTATTTTCAGACGCCTCTATTGATGTATGACGCTGTCTTACCTTTAACTGAAGCGCAGTAGGCATCGCCACTCTCGGAAATGGTATATTTGGAAGTCTGGGGATTCTAATTGGAAATTGGTCGATTATTAACTCGTCTTTAACCGGTATGATATTATTCATGTTATACCCTTTTATCTGTATTTAAAAGGGTATAACAGGTTTTCAATTGCTTTTTTGTGTAATTGAAACAAGTCGGTCACGAAAATATTTGTCCCCGACAGTCCAATCCTCGGTCCGTTCGGTCAAACCAGGAGACATATGAATCAACCTGATTGGTCTAGTAACCAATTTCAAACCAGAAAGTGTACATGACAAAGAAAAATTTAAGTCATAGAAATTCCATTTCGAAGGACAATTCTCATCAAATCTGACACCGTTTAGGCGTTTTGGGTAAATGGCCATGAATACTCCATCTAGCAAACATACTGGTCCGTGAAATCCAAATACAGTTGTAAGATTTGGTGAGCCACAATCTGGGATTTCCCCTTCGTTCAATCTATAAAAATGAGAAGCTTCACCAGCTAAATTTCCTTTACCACCCATTAAATGCCAAAGCATCGGGGTATCAAGTCGTGTAACCTTTTTAGCACCGGCTATACCTACACCGACTATACTTTCGTCCGCAGAAAATGCGATGTTTAGTTTTTCGACTAGATAAAGGTCGTCGAGTAATACATCATCATGAACAAATACTATAACCCGGTCTTGAGCCCAATCTCTATTAAGAACTTCGTTATAGCATTTCGCTAGTCCATCGCTGTTTCCAGTCTTAAATTCGAAATCATCAGAACATATAAAACCGTGTTCTACCATCCTGGATAAAGAATGATAGAGAAGGGTTTGTTTTTCGTCAGCTTTTGATGTAGCGGAGAAAAAATATGGTCTTATCATTGTTGTTTACTCCCATAAGCAAACGACGACACGCCACCTATCTTCTCGACTATAAGTGTATTAGTGATGCGTTCGTCCTGTTGTATCTCGCGTTTGTGTGTGATGAGCATGGCATTTTCGTCTATCTCGTTTAGCCTGGTGTTTATTATGCTTATCAACCGTCCACATGCGTCAGCGCTAAGGGCCGAGTCTAAAATTTCGTCATAGAAACAGAAGTTAAACTTCACTTTCCCTTGCAAATTTAAAATGTCCATAAGGGCAAGCATAACAGCCAAATCTAGCCTTTTCTTTTCACCACACGAAAGTGACGCATAGCTACACTCAGTTCCGGTTAGTATGTCCTCAATCTTATCTTCAAAATATTCGTCAAACATCATCTGCATCGGAGCGTCTAGTTGTTCAAGGTATTTGTTAATAAGCCCGTTTAGTGTACTGACATATTTCTTAACCATATAGGCCCTAAAACCGTCATCCGACAGAATGTATTTGACAAGTGCATACACATCTATTTTATGTGTTATACCGGCGGCGCTGGTCTCGAGTTCTACAATCTCATTTACCGCGCCGGTGATAAGGTCATCAATATTCTGTAATGCTGTTTGTGGTTTATTGGCTTCTTCTTCACAGGTCCGTATCTGCTCCTTGAGTATTCTTATATTTGATGCTATGCCATCATTTTTGATGCGGTTCTGTGTATCTTCAGATGTCCTAAGTTTAAGCTTGGATATCTCGTCATTAAGATTGTTTATGCTATCGTTAAGCGCGGTTCCATTATCAGAAATCCGTATACGTTTTTCACGTAGGGCTGGTAGTTTAGCCTTTTCACTATCTATATCGTAATATGTACGTCCGGTAAGTTTTGCAAGTTGGAACTTGATGTTAGCGAACTTGTCTATTCGGATTGTAGTGTTACTTATGAATTTTGAGTTGTCTTCAATATCTTTGGATAATCTGTCCGCCTCTTCTTCCTTAATGTCTGCTAGAGATTCAAGTTCTTTAATCTTATTGTTCCTGGACTCCATATCGACATTATCGAATGGCCTTTTACACGTTTCACACACATTACCAAGATTCATCAACTCGTCTGCCTGTTTCCTTAGATTTTCGGCATCATATACGAGCCGGTCGCGGTTTGCCGTACACGTCTTTACAAAGTCCTCTGCCTTTCTAACAGTTTGTCTAAGCTGGTCCAGGTCCGTATCAACGACATCTTTAATGTTATATCCTTCGTCGCGACACTTTTTTTCTACTTCATCTTCCATTCGTGCAGTTTCGGCTGCATACGATTCTTGCTGGGATATCTTATCTTCCAGAGTTTTAATTTCTGAAGAAACTTCAGCATAATCTCCCCTGAGTGTTAACCTCTCTGATTCTGCCTCCTTGAGCTTGGTTTCGGCTTTTCTCAGTTTGGTGTTAATATCTTGAAGTTCTTCCGGTGAAATGGTATTGTACCTAGAATGCTCAAGTATTTCTAGGTCTCTTCTGTACTTTTCTATGCGTTCTTTTCTAGCCTGAGATTCACGCTCATATCCCTCTAATGTTGCTGTACGTTTCGTCTTGTAGTTATCAACGTCGTTGTGACGCATATCAAGCTTTTCATTAACAGTCTTAAATTCTGAGCCTAGGGCATCAGATTCCTGTTTTACCATCTTGTTCATTTCACGAAGAAACGACAATGAGAATACACCTTCTATGAACTCGCGTCTTTCATTTTTGCGCATTTTCATAAACGGGGGTTTTTCAGATGTCATCATGACAGTGTTCTGAAACATCTGCTCGGTAGTACAAATTAGGTCAACTATAGCCTGGTTCGTTGCTGGTATTCCGGATAGAGTGATATCTTTTCCGTTCTTATAAAGCTTGCAATAGCTGGGAGCAATACCACGTGAAATTATGTACTCGTCGTCTTTTCCGTTTTCATTAACGACAAAAGCAAGTTCTACAACACAGTCTTTTTTTGCTATACGATTTACAATCTCTTCCTTCTTCAGGTCCTTGATTGTATTTCCAAAAAGGGCAAAGTTTATCGCCTCCGAAATCGTACTTTTCCCAACGCCGTTTCCATCGTTAGAACGGTCATGGTTATATCCGTAGATAGAGGTTATGCCAGGGCGAAATTCAAGTTCCTGTTGCTTACCTATGGACAGGAAGTTTTGTGCTGAAAGCTTCTTAAAGTAAATGCTTTTCATGGGTTCTCCTATCGCTTTAACGAAGCGTACATGCGCTTTACGATTGCAGAGGCTTCATCTTTTAGTGGATTGTCAATTGCATCAATGTACTGAACCAGCGCAGTATCTACATCCAAACTTGTAACGCTATTAGTATCTACTGTCAACTGATTTTTATTTTCAGTGGCTTTAATGTCACATTGTAGGTCATACGGCTGAAGCTCATTTACCATCTGAACAATTTTAGTAATGGTAGCCGGTTTGAATTCTGTTGAACCATCAGATATAATCCGAACCATATTACCTGATATTTTGTTGGCAATAGCTCTCATCTGCTCCGGCGTAGAAAGGTCAGAAACATCAATCTTTACATACCTTGGAGAAACAGTGTTTTCTACAAATTCAACTTCACCGGAGAGCCAATCATAATAGCACACAGCCTTTGGTAAACCACCATAATCTCCCCAATTCAACTCAAATGGAGACCCGACATAACTTATGAATTTCCCGTTACCACGGTCGCGATGACTACGTAAATGGAAGTGACCAGAAAAACACTTGTCACAAACAGATTCAATGTCAGATATTCCAATTCCATGTTCACAAATCTGTCCGGCGGTCATCGAAAATGTGTTTATTTCGAAATGTCCAAATAGAACTTCAAGTCTTTGGTCACCAAGTCCAGAAGGATAATATCCCCACGGAAGCATTGCATATCTGGCATATCTATTATCGTGCTGATATGTTCCTATAACGGGTTTAGAAACAACGGTTATGTTTGGCCACCTGGTAAGTAGCGCAAGCGAGTTGATTTCAGAAGAATCGTCAAGGTATGCATCGTGGTTTCCGCACAGTACGGTAACCTTCTTATCTTTGAACTCATCAAAAAACTCACGAGCGGTTTCAAGAGCTGGCAGAGACACATCACGCCGGTCATTAAAAACGTCACCAAGAATGTACAGAGTCTCAACACCCCTGTCATCCATTTGAGCCTTTAGCCATTTGGCATACGCTATGTCGGTGGCTAAAAATTTTTGTGAAGACCTGTGTACGCCTATGTGTATATCGGAAATGATTGCAATCGTTGTTTCGGGATTCATGTGTAATATTATACTACACACCGCGACGATTGTCAAACAATTTTGCAACAGAACATACTTGCATAACCAGGGTATCAAATGCGTCTAGCAATCCTTTTCCTTCGGCCGCCATTATGTTTTTACGAACTTCACGACACAGGGCTGCGAGGTCAGGGTATGGGTCGATAATGTGCAACTCGCAACAGGCTAAATTACCTATGCAATTGGCAAGGTCCATTAGGCTTAGACGGTTTTGGCGATACTCGTCATATTGTATACGAGCCATTGTTACATGCTTTACTGCACATTCCAGGCATGTATTAAGTGTTTCTTTTCTAGTACTCATCTTCGTACGTCTCCGGGGTCATATTAGCACTTTCTATCTTTAACTGTTCGTAATGTTCGTCACGATACCTATCTGTCTTTTCACGCTCTTTTTTTTCTAGTTTTATTCTGGCCTGGGCGCTATGAAAACATATCTGTGTGATGTATGAAAACGGTGAAAATCCAAGATTAAGATTAAATTTCTTCTTATAGATTGCTGTGTATGCCTTGAGAAATGCATCCTCGGCCATTTCGTCGCGATATGTGTAGTTACAGAATCTTCCCGATGTCATGAGACGGTCGGCTATCTTGCGTATATTGAGCGCCAGTTCATCAGTCATAATATCTGTCTTGTAATAGTCTTCAATCTGCTTTCTAAGTTCGTCCTTGTCTACGTAATTGATTGTTTTATTTGCTATCTTGGCAGCTTTTCGCTCTTCCACCCTGCGACGTTTTTCTTCATCATCTAAATCGAATGCATTTTCCTCTTCGTCGAATACAGAAAGCTCCTCCTGGTCTACGCTTGAGCCTCCGTCTTTTCCTAATATAATTGAGGATGGCCGTGGGCCATCCTCCTGTGAATAAGAGTCCTCTTCCTCGTCGGGCTGAGGCTCTTCTTCCTCTTCCTCGGGCTCTTCTTCCTCCTCTTCTTCCTCTTCCGGTTGTTCCTCTTCTTCTTCTTCATCTGGGTCTGGACCGGTTAATCGGTCATCGAGTTGGTTGCTCCCTAAACTCTTTGTTTGCACACGTGAAGTGTTCGTTTTCATATATTTTTCTCCGTTCGATATAATGTTTTTCCCCATACTTCAGGCAATCGTGAATGTCAAACAGAACTACCCTGCTCTTATTTTCCATCATTCTTACACCACGTCCGATAGACTGAATTATGGAAACCCTGGTTTTCCATGCGTTCGCAAACATTAGATAATGTATATTTTTTATGTTTACTCCGGTGGAAAAAATCTTTGTTATGGCAATGCAAACCACATCATTATTGGATTCCATGAGCGATTTGATATGCTCTCTGTCGTCTTCTTCTACCTCCCCATTGATAAATGTAACGTGTTTTGTTGGGGCGGCTTTTGAAATCAGCTCTTTTAATATTTCACCGTGTTCTATACGGTCAACCAGGATAAGGATATTCCTTGGCGTACCGGCTGCTATCCTGGTTATTACGGTATTTCTAAAGTTAGATGAATAGAGAAACTCACTCTCTATCCTGAAATTATCCAACATTGAAGTTGATGAATCGAGTGTGGTATATTGCGGATGGTTTAGGTAATGAAGGTCAATGAATTGAACAAAAACATCGGTGATTCGCCCTTCTTTAACCAGCTTGTCGCGCTCTACAATCTGTCTAACCGGACCAACCAAACCCAACACGGTCCATTCATCTATCTTGTCGTTCGGGAGTGTTCCCGTAAAACCAAAAGTGTGTTTTGTCTTGATGTAATCGAACATATCAGTGATGTTGTTTCCGCTCTTACACTGATGAACTTCATCGATGAACAGCGCGTAAACCGAATCGAAGTACTTCTTCATCATCCTATTTTCAGGAAGCTTCAACCGTAATCGTTCGATTTCCTCTGCCGCTTCTTTAGATGCGGTCACACTCTTCTTATCAGTCTTACCAGCTAAAGCTGTCATCAAATTTCTTAACTTGATGATTTCCTTGTCCAAATTTTTAAGTTGGGTGCAAAGTATGGAATTTCCGGCTATTACAACAGAAGTTTCGGTGAATTTATTTTCGCCGGTCCACATTGAAACTTTAGAGCTATCCATTCCGTAGTCATTTACGAAGTCAGAATAGAACTGCGATACTAGATGTGTAAGTGTGACAACGAGAATCTTTGCGTCCGGCTTGCGCTGTAATATGTTCGCAATGGCCGTCGCAATTGTCAATGTCTTACCAGCGGATGTAGGATAAACAAAAACCCCATTACCTTTATCCAGAACCGTTTCAACTCCTATTTTTTGATAATCACGCAATGCCAACTTCAACTCGAAAATGTTCTCACCTTTGTGATAATCAAAATCAAACCTAGAATTATAAGCTTCTTTGAATTTATCAGTGGTTTCAACTGTATATTCAATTTTCCGGTCAACTAACCATTTGAAGATATCTCCGGTTAGACCGATATCATAACGCCCGGTTGGCGTGATTGCATACTTGGAAAGTGGTATATGAACATTACCAAATCTTCTCATGGCTTTAGCCTGTGGATTTGGTACTGAATAATGGTCCCGAATCATGGCAAACAACCTGTTTCCACATTTAATAACGGCCTTACGTCGACCCATATCGTAATCGAGACGGATGTACTCAAACATTACATATTCTCCAATTTTGTCATATCCACCATGCAACGAATTTCTTCGTTTATGTACCGGATGTGTTTATTGACGATGTCATCGATTGCTTGGAGGATTTCCTCATACAGCGCGACACGCTCTTCGATAGCCGCAAGTCTTGGATAATTGCCAGATGAAATTGCCTTGGCTGCACTTGCGGTTGACATTTCAACCTTGCTATTCTTTTTGATTTCCTTGACTACATTGTTGAATTCGTCCTCTCTCATCGCTTTGGCTTCGGAGAGCTCGCGACGATAAAACTGCAACCGGCTAATCCACTTTTGCTTGATTTGTGGAATCTGCATGACCTTATCGCCCAAGGTTGCGTATGTCACCTTGCAGTCTTCGGCATACTCATCCTCAAGTTGATTTATGGTATTTGCTAATTGGACGTTACAATCAAAATATTTCTTAGACATAATATTAATGCCTCTCGTTCCATTTTGCGAGTGCTTGATTAATCAAATCCTCGCGGATGTCATCTGGTATCTTGGTAAAACTTCCAATGCCCCGGCCGTAGTCTATCTTCCATTCGCTAAACACCTGAGGACCGTGTACATGACACTTTGAGCACTGACCCGAAAGCGCGAAACGCTTTTCATGAACACCCTCAGTACAGGCCTTTAGAAAAATCTTTTTACATCCACAAAACGGGCATTTCTCCGCGCCTTCAAGAATCATTCTAGCCATTTTTCATTCCTCCATGCTTCTTCAAATACTCGTTCCAGTATAGAGCCATTTTGCAAACATCCAGACCATCCTCATAGCACATCCTTGCTCTGTAAAGGCAACTGAATCCGGATGTGGTGGATTGGCCTCCTTCTTCCACGCCTCGTATGCCTCGTCCCAGTCTGAAAAACGCTCATGGTTGAACTTTTTGTTAGAACTTTCACGGCCTACCTCCATCTTTTTCAAGTGATTGTTCCAGTCCTTGACTGCTTCCTCTGGAGTGTCATACCAGTTATTGAAAGTCTTTCCTGTGTCAGACTCGTATGGCTCAATCGGGCATCCCTCGCTATCATGCCCAATCATAAATCGAAGTCCGCTCCATGGGTTTTGCAAATACTCTTCACTGTCCTGGTCTTTCCAATTCCCCTCATCATCAGAAAAAACAATCGTAGGCTTCTTCTCGCAGAAAGGGCAGGGAATGAAATCCTGTTCAACATTACGAAGGTAATCAAGTGTGTACTTACTCTTCATTTTAGTTAACTCCTTTTGTTTTCTCGATAAGTTCCTCTGCCTCGGCGAGAAGCTCGCAGTCTTCGACGTGACAAAAATCGTCGATACGACAGTCTGCACACACCGTCATGTTCGGACATAAGGATTGAACTATGCTATAAACTTCATCACCAAAACGCTCGTATAGAGCGTTTAAAACAACGGTAAGCTGTCTATTGTTTGGAATATCGCAATTGTTGCAATCTTCGTTACAAAAATATTTTGCCATGTCGTAATCCTTTTATCTCTGCAACCCGAATTTATCCATAAGGTCACCGAATACATTTGGTGCATGATTATATAAAATCTTCAGAATAGTACGGGCGAGTTCCTGTATTTCCCACTGGGCGTCGGGGGCAGCACGAAGTTCTATTATATGCCTCCATTCCGAAAAGTTGGTTGACATGCAGATTGTTGTAGTACACGCATTCGGGAGAACAAACCTGGCGTCCTCTTTTAAAACTCCACACTTAAGGAGGTCGTTATAATAACCCCAAATTGTATTCATAGCGTCTGTATACAACTGTACGCACCCCTTTTCTTTTACCGTTTTTGGAATTACGAAGTCTGGTGATTTTTCTTCAACGTAACGCTGACTGCGTTGGGAATATGTAGCAAGCCTATGCCTTACGAGCTGGTGTGATAGCGCTCGTGAAACTCCGCTTATCTTGAATGTTGCCTTTGCGTGCTCAAGCAGTGATAGATGCCCGCGTTTGACAATCCCTTGAATGAACTTTCCGCGAGATTCGGGATTTTCGCGTGGTTTTGTGTTGTAACATTCATGCGCACACTTGTCGATGAGTTCTTCGGGTGAACTGGTAATATCAAGAATTTCTACGTTCATAGGTACAATCCAATCTTTATTAAGATTATACCATGAACTTATGATAAAGTCAATGGTTTCTTTTTATTATTGGCGGAAAAGTATTGTTTTGGTTCTTTTTCTTCTTTTTGCCCGGAACGGTACCAGCCCCGAGTAAAACTGGTTTTCTAGAATCTTCGGGTGCGTAGATATCGTCAGATTGTACGGTCGTTCCGGTTTCTCCAATTCCAACGTCTGTGGTATCACATTCGTTTAACACATTTGATATAATTTCAGATAATTCGTTATGTTTTATACTCATTTTTCAAACACCTGCATTCACAAATTAATATACGCGCTCGCGCACACGCACGCGCATGGGATAATCTTGGGATTCCCTTGGTATATAGTTTATGAGTTAATCTCACTTCAAACCTATTTACTAAAACTTAGGTATACTACCTAAGTTAGGGGTAACCCTTTTGGTATAACATACCTTCTCCCTCCCAGGGTATATATAATTACACCCTTTACAGGGTTATTAGGGTATGGGGAAGAAGGGGGAAAAATGAGTAAACCTGGGGTTGCAGAGATTTTCGACCAGCTTAAATAAATTTGAAGTGAAAAAAATCGCAAAAAAGAAACCTAAACGGGTAAACAAGGCCAAGGAAGCCAAGAAAAACATCAGGAAGATGTACGACGAATGGACCGAAAAGGTCAAAGAACGGGACGGCTGGGTTTGCCAATTGTGTGGGGCTAAGAATCACGAACCGGGCAAGACCGGTAAGCCCACGGTATTGAATGCTCATCATATCATAGCCAGGGATAACAAGCAATTCCCAGAACTGAGGTTCGACGTTGAAAATGGGATAACCTTGTGTGCTGGGTGCCACCGGTTTTCCCGTAACGGACCACATCATGGGACGATTATCTTTTCTGAGTGGTTGAGGCGGAAATTTCCGGACAGATACCAGTACTTGGTAAACAAAGTCTTTACAAACAGCGAAAGCTGTGATATCATGGAGGCATGAATATGAAATATAAAATTTACAGGTTCAATGATGTTTTCGACGATATAATCGAAAAAATGCTGATAGAGACGGATAATCTTGGAATATCCTTGGTTTCTGAGAAATCGGAAAATAAAACATCTATTACCCTCTGGAGGGACGCCAAGCTTTGGAAGGGACTTTTGGTGTGGGCGACCATACAGGTCGTACAGGAAAAGTTTGGGTTGAGACCATGCCAGGAAAAAACGGGGGCGATGTCGTTTGACAATGATGTTTTGGTTTTTGATGGTGGTTTGTTTGATATCCTTACCAAGTTTGAGTTTGTGGATAATAAGGGCAAGATTATTACTCAAAAGTTGGTTCGTGAGGTAATTACGATTTTGAAACGGTTGACCAAGTGTTATCCATCGGTTATACTTCAACTTCCGTCCGGTGTATATGATGACATCGACATTGCGGAGTATGTTGAATCTAAGAAACTTGATTATAAACCGAACAACCTTAGAGAACTAGCAAAACTGAAAAAGGACAATGGAATCAAAGACTAAATAACCACAGGAAGTAGCGCTATGAGAAAATTTGATAAGATTTACCAAGAACGGATGAAAATGTATGGGGTGGTTGTAGAACAGGACCAACAGCAACAACAGGGTCAACCGCAACAACAGGCTCAGCAACAGGGACAGCCGCAACAGACTGCGGTTCAACCGGGTCAGCAACAAGCGGCACAACAGCAGCAATCCGGTCAGACCCAGCAAGTGCAGGCAGCGGTTCAGCCTGGTCAGCAACAGCAATCGACCCAGGGTCAACAAAACGCAAACCAGGCCAACAAATTTGCTGCGATGTATAACGATTCGAAGTATCAGGGGCTCATGGATGCCGTATACAATGCGTACAACAACCCAAATGAGGCTAGTAATCTCGATGAACAGGGTCAGAAGATATTGAACACTATCCAGAATCCAAACGAACAAAACAAGGTGGAAGCCGCACAGTTTCTAGAGTTCATGAAGAATAAGTCGGCTCAGGGTCAGCAGTCTCAGCAACCTCAGCAACAGCAACAAGTTCAATCTACTCATCCCCAGCAATAGGAAAAGACCATGATTTACCGAGAGTTTGATAAGGTGGTTGAACAGTATCTGGCCGAGGACGATATGGGCGCCCCCGGTGGTGCGCCTCCACCTCCTCCCGGTGGCGGAGACATGGGTGGTGGAATGGGTGGCCTCAGTGGAGCGCCCGGTGGCGGAGCGCCAGCTGAACCTAAGCCAACTGGTGAAATTTGTGACTTGAAGTATACGTTTTACGTGTCCATTCTTGTCGAAGTTTACAATCTGAAGATGGGTGGCGACAAGTTCCGTCGCAAGGTTCTGACGATGGAGAAATACATTGGCGGACTCGATGATATCGATACAATCGAAAAAGCCAATGACATGATTTCGCTCATCAAGCGCTATTTCATATCGTCTTTGAAGTGGAAGACAATCAAGGAAGATGTGAAGAAGATGAAGCCGGAGTTCAAGGCCAAACTGGCTGAATCCGATAAGAACAAGGCGATAAGTGTGGTTAGGCCGGATGACGAGTTTAAGATTGATTTGGCCAGGTTGTTCTATGCAATTATTGGGTTTAATTCCAAGTCAAAACAGGTTACTCTTCCTGGTAAGAACGAAATCAACTATGGTGTGTCACAGGGAATGAGAGTGACATTTGATAACGCCAAGACTGTATTCGATGACATCAAAGAAAAGGTTGATTCTAAAGAAGTTGAGACTGGTGATGTTTCTGACGGCGAACGCTAGTTGACATTGGTAAATTAGGATTTAAATATCTGCATGAAAATAGCAGTTTGTGGAACACCTTCAGTCGGTAAAACTAGGTTTGTAGAGAACTTTGTAAAGCAGTGGCCCGGGTATAAAATTACCAACCGTAAACCGGAAGATTCTAAGTTGTATGTACCAGAGTCGAGGGCTGACCTTCACTCTCTTGATAAGATTTTTCAGGAGAAGGTAGATGAGGCGATGTTTTATGAGGGTAAGGCCGATGTGCTTCACGACGGTTGTCTTGTTGACGCCCTGGCTCACATATTCATGTTTTTCCTAGTTAATGATAATGCAGACCGAGAGATTCTAAAGAAGTACGAAGCTCTGTTCAATACTGCCATAAGTTTCTACGATATAATATTCTACATATCATTTAACAATAAGGTGAACCAGGAAGCTAATGGTGACCAGGAAATGACCAAAGATGAATTTCTTTTTTATACTGGTCTCGATAATGTATACGGTTCAATAATAGACGAGTATAACGACGGAAACGTGACACTCTTTCCATTCGACAAAAAAGAAGGTTGTCCCCCGCTGATAGAGCTTGCTGGTAGCGATTCCGAGCGTATAAAAATGGCCACACTTTATGTCAACAAGGACGGAAGTGCATACGGCAAGGAAGATTCTCTAATAGCGGATTTCTTGGGTGCCGGTAAGAAACCGAGACCCGGTTTCCGTTCCTAAAACTAAATAATTACAGCAGAGGCTTGAAGATGAACATTTACGAGAAGAAATTTTTTGCAGCATTAGACAAGGTTATTGCAGAAGCAACAATTAAGGCCCCAGACCCAACGGTTTCTGGACCAGATATATCCGGGGTGGACCAGGTTACTGATATGCCGCCAGAGCTTAATGATGAAACCCGTAATTCAGATATAAATGCGCGAAATAGCGATTTGACACAGGATAGTATTGATAAACTCGGTCAAGAAGAACAGAGTCGAGTTGATATGCAAAATGACGGCGGAACAGATAAGAATATAGTGAAAGAACTAGAAAGAATTGGTAGGGTAATTCAAGGTTATAAGGACCAGCTAAGTGACATCCTTAACAACATAATAAAAAGTGTTAACGAAGCGGCAAGTGACAAGTGTGCTGGTAAATATCAAAGTTTGGTTACAGATTTAAATCTTAGTGATGATGCCGATAAAATTATAAATTGCCAGACTTTGGCGAACGGCGTTCTCTCGCATCTTATTCAAGCCCTCACGGTTGGAGTCGGTGAAAAGGTAGCAAATGCACAACAGAAAGAAGCTGCACGAAGATAATTAGACCAAAACCGACCCACGGTGCGCCGTGGGTTTTTTTTTGTTTGACAATAGATAAAATTTACCCTAAGTACCCTTGAGGGATTATAATATGACACAAAGGGAAATTAAGAAGCAGCTTTTAAAGGAACACCCCGAAATGGCCGAAATGGCCGCAGATTTGGACGCCGACAAGGTTGGTGGAAAACCTACAATAGACCTAGATGACGGTGCATACGAAGACCCGATGAGTGACACATTTGAAATCGACCAAATGATGAATGACCTCATTCTAGCCGAGTATGTAGACGAAAAGGACGGCGAACTCAAGCGTGGTGGAATTTATCTTCCGAATGCAGTTTCTACGACAAAGGCATGGAGAACAGCTAAGGTTGTGAAGGTTGGACCCAAGGCTCCGTCATCAATTCAACCTGGGACTTATATTCGGTTTCCGTCTGACCGTGGACTTCCTACAATACAGGGCAAGCATAAGTATATTTTCTTGAATGCCGACCGGGTATTCTGCACTCTTCGTAAGAAAGCGTAAAGATGGCGCTACCACCTGTACAATCTACCCCGAATGATACTGCACCAGATGCTGCAAGTGATGTAATCGCGTCGTTAGACGCTATACGTTATTGGTCTGGTGGTCACGCAAGAATACCAAGCGGTAAAGCCTGCATTCCACTATTGAGTCATTGCGTTTTGGAATTGGAATTTACTCGTGATTTCGAACCCGTTAGATACAAAAGCATTCCATATATTAAACGAATGACAGCTGGTAGGCATAATTCATATAGTGTTATGAACGTTGGTACTAAAACCCAATTTAGAGATACTAGACCACGGTCTTCTTTGGGAGTATATGTTAATCCATCCTGGTTGGGTGCAAAACGTAGGGTTATTTTAGCAACCCGTGATTTTAGCTTATTGGAAAGTATGCTTGGTTCTGTCGGATTACATTACTCTTCGGGTGGTAAGCGTAAAGGAAATTCCCATGATTTAATGCTTAGGCTGCGTCCTAAGCCAAATCAAATTCGGGTATTTGACATCGTATGGCAAGACTGGCGTATTGTAGATTTCAACAATCCTGTTATAGTTAGGTCTGTAATTCCAACGTCAATTTTACCTTACGATGACCCTAACGGGGTCAAGGAAAGCACCAGACAGGCTATCAGAGACCAGCATGAGATTTTCCGGCGTGTATTTTTAGACGAGGACACCGGTTTTCTAGTAAACACTTCTGATATTGACCGATTGGCATACATGGATAACCGGCTACATCCTAATTTTAGGCGTCGCGAAGAAATGGCTAGACGGTCGGTTCTAATCGAACACGAAAACGAACGCCGTGAAGATAGAGCGAGAAAATACAGAGACCTCGAAACCCAGCTCAGGACTTATGAGACAGCACCAGGATTTACAAAAGAAGACGCTCTTCGGCGTATACGTGAACTTCGGGAACAAGCCTCGGTCATGGGTAGTGAAAGTGCAGAATTTTCAGATTTTATACGTCGTTTGAAGGAATTCGGACGAGGAAAGGGTGTTGCTGATATTGACCTAAATGATTTATAGGAACCACATGGTTCTGGATGAGGTTTTACCTGATAATTTCCAGAAAAATATAACAATTAGTGTAGACGACAAGACTGTGTATTCAGGTCGTTTAATCCTGTTCAAGCACAAGACGTATTATTACCAGATGCTCATAAACAAGGAGAAGGGGAAAAGAAGTACGGTTCTTATTCCATATCCATTCGCGGTTGAAATATGTGATGATGGTACTATTATGCTTGATTATCGGAATGAAACGCTGGCTGAGGGCGACAAAATTATCATAAATAGCATTAACAGGATGCGAAAACCTAGTAAAAGTGTTTTTTATAACAATATTGCCAAACTTGTCTTACAATGAATACATATACCTACCACAGCGAGATACGAATTATCCTTACGGCACTTGAGACGGCGTTTGCCGGTGTTATACTCAAGCGAACGAATGCCAACCTGGGTAAGGAAACGATTGATAATATTGCTGTTCCGGTAAAGTATGGTACGAAGCAGCGCGTTTTACATGACCTGATAAACACATCACAGCATATCAAGCTTCCGATTTTTACATTTAGCCTAAGGTCGATAACTTATGATGCTGAACGAGCGTTCAATAAGCTGGATGGGTTTTATACGTCCAAGGACATAGGGCTGCCGGTTCAGAAGTATCCCCAGCCGATGCCAGTTTCGATGTCGATTGATACGTCATTCCTTTCGCGTTTTCAAGGCGACTGCGACCAATACATAACAAACCTGTTTATCAACGCCCAACCGTATTTCATCATTAGCTACAAGCACCCTGATGTCAACATTGAGGTTAGATGTAAGGTCATATGGGATGGCAATATCAATTTGAATTATCCAACTGATTTGGATGCCACAAAGGCTTACAGAACCGAGGTTGACGCAAGTTTCAAGGTTGAGGGTTGGATATACAAGAACACAAACGCTAAGTCTGGTTTGATTTATAACATTCCGCTTAATTTCACGTCACTTAGCGAATTGAGTGAGAACTACTACATCATGAAGGACCAGGAATCAGCCCCTGATAGGACAGACAACCTGGTGGTATCTGGTAGACCGGTTGTTCGTGGGTCTGATGTCGATACGTTGTTCTCTTATACGAGTGGAAACGAGTTGGTTATAGATGGTAACCAACTTGATACTGTAACCGGAATTGTTTTGACTGGAGCCGAACACGTATTCGATGAAGAGATGTATGATGTTTATGATTTCTACAGTCAAGACCACACATTGTCTGCGACGTGTCCAGAGGTTACCGGTGTTACTGCTGATTTTGAAATTGTAAATCCTACACATATCAGGATAGAGTTACCAGAGTTCACGACGAGCGGAAGTTTTGATGTAGTTGCACTTGGTCGATATGGAATGGGATGGCTATCCCGTGACAGCTATAGGGATTACATGACGGAGCAGTTGCCGGTGACTGGCGGAATACGGGTTTTGTAACCTAAATATTACAGAGGTTTACGATGGCAGTAGGATTCAACAGGTTAAACAACTATAATAATGGAACATCGGGATTTGCGACCCGTGTATTGAGCAAGCTTCCGTGGGGTTTGCAGACCCTTGACGACCTTACTGAGCTTAATCCCAAGTATGAAATTTTCTCCAAGTTGATGCCTGACCGGGACACTCGCCTTGCCAAGATGTCCGTGTTCAACACACCGTATTCCTTTTACGACCAAGAGGACGGACTGATTACCGGAGACCGTCGATTCCAGATGTACATGTACTCTAACCTGGACTTCGACAAATACCGCCGCCTCAGCGAATATCGCCAGATGTCTTACTTTTCCACTGTCGCTGACTGCCTGGATGAGATTTCCGATGAACTCCTATTCGAAAAAGACAAGTGCTATGTAAAGTTAAACCTTGACGGCATTGACGACAAGCTCAAGGTCGACGAGCTTCAGAATGAATGGAAGAACTTCGTGGATATATTCGAGTTCGCAGACAAGGGATGGGAAAGGTTTCGTAGATTCCTAATTGAGGGTGAGCTTTATTTTGAGAACACAATCAGCAAGAGCCACCCGGAAGCCGGAATCCTTGGGCTGGTTGAAATTCCGGCCGAGTTGATTTCACCGATTTATGCCAATGTACAGAACACCATAATCGACAATTTTATCCTTCGTAGACCGATTATCGACAAGCAGACACAGCAAGTCGAGGCCGAGGATATAATCGCCATGGACAAGGACCAAATTACCTACATTTGGTCTGGTTTACGGGATGACAGCGGAACAATCGTATTGCCGTACCTTGAGAATGCCAGACGCCCGTATAAGCAGTTGTCAATGATGGAAGACTGCCTTATCATCTATCGTATGGCCAGGTCCCCAGAAAAGCTGCTTTTCAATGTTGACTGCGGTCATATGACGCCTCCAAATATAGAGAATTATCTCAAGAGACTTTCACATCAATTCTGGTCCAAGAAGTCATTCGATGTGTCAACAGGAAGACCTACAAACATTTACGACCCGCAATCGACGACTGACTCATTCTGGTTTCCGAAGAGAAACGGGACGGACGGAACGAGCGTGACAAACTTCACGTCAAACGCCCAGTTTGGGCAGATGGACGATTTGCTTTATTTTCAGAAACAGCTCTATCGCTCCATGCATGTACCAGTAGGCCGTCTTAACCCAGAGGACGCCTATAAAGACGGCAATGAGATGACCCGTGAGGAAGTTAGGTTTGGACGGTATATTAGACGCATTCAAAGACGTTTTGGTATGGGAATGAAGGACACATTCATAACGCATCTTAAACTGCGTGGTATTTGGGATTCGTTTAATCTTCATTATCACAACCTGGACGTGGAATTTAACATCTCGTCTATATTCGAAGAAACCCGCAAGCAGCAATTCCTCGACCTTAAGTTTAATAATTTCGACAAGGTATCACAGAACGAAGGTATTTCTAATACCTGGGCACAGAAGAAGTGGCTTGGCCTTACGGATGAAGAGGTCGCGTCTAACCGTGAATGGAAGCGACACGATGCGGCATTTGCCTGGGAGCTTCAGCAGATTGGTACGAATGGACCTAATTGGCGTAAGCAGGTTGAGCTTCAGCAGAATATGGCCAATGCCATGCTCCAGGACGCCGGTGGCGGCGGAGGTGGTGGTGAACCGGGTGGAGATATGGGTACATCCGGCGGCGGAGCGCCTGCGCCCGCACCGGACGGGGCGCCTGGTGGAGAAGTTCAGACACAGGATATCGGCGGCGGCATAAGCGCCTCCGGTAATATGGCTGGTGGTCCTCCGGCAGCTACACCGGTTCCAGCAACATGATATGTTAGCCTCTAATGCCAATACACCACAGGTGTACAAACAGGGCGTGTTCCCCATAAAACACAAAGAGAAGTATAAAGGGATACTTCCGTGTGTCTACCGAAGCGCACCAGAATATAGTATAATGAAGTGGTGCGACACCAACGACAAGATTGTCGAGTGGAATTCAGAAAGCGTAGTTATTCCATACAAAAAACCAACCGACGGGAAATATCACCGCTACTTTATAGATTTTAGCGTTCTATATCGAAACAGCGACGGCACCACACAACGGTATCTGTTGGAATATAAACCAATGAAATTCGTGAAGAAGCCTGTTAAGTCAAAGCGAATGTCACAAAAAACGTATGCCTACCTAGTCGAAACCTATACTATAAACATGGCCAAATGGAATGCGGCAAAGGAATACGCCGATAAACACAACGCTAAGTTTATGGTTATTAGCGAAGATTCCATAGGCATGACACAAAATTAGTCTTGTCTTTTCTTATTTTGTGTGATATAATACTTGCATCAACTTTAACCAAAGGAATAACCATGCAGTATTCAGACCTGTTTTGTGAGAAGTATCGCCCTCAGACATTTGACGATGTCGTAATGGATGACAACGTTCGAATCCTCATCAAGTCAATCTTTGATAAGGAAGACCCGGTAATTCCGAATCTTTTGCTGTGGGGTCATCCCGGTGGCGGAAAGACAACCATTGCCAAGATTATACAAAAGACTTTGGGGTGGGAGACGCTTAAAATCAATGCTTCGGAAGAAAACGGCATCGACGACATGCGCAATAAGGTCGTAGGATTTACTGATACCGTGTCCATAAACGGAAAGATGAAATTGGTTATTCTCGAAGAGGCAGACGGTTTGTCTAAATCTGGTGGAATGGGTTCATCTGCTCAGGAATTGTTGAAGAACCTGATTGAGAGCACATCATCACGTGTTAGGTTTATCATGTTGGTTAATAATATATCCAAGATAGACCCGGCAATTACATCCCGAATGCAAGAGATTCACGTAATGCCACCGAAGCTATCTAAGGATAATCAAGCTCTACTTCGATTGATTGGTAGAGTTGTGACGGCCGAAAAAATTTCAGTACCTAACAAACAGGACCTGGTAACCTTGATTAATAAGTGTTATCCTGATGTTCGAAAGATGCTCCAGGTATTACAGCAATTCTCCAGCAACGAGAAACATGAGTTTGTGTTTTCTCAGGAGGTTGAAAACCGAGCCGAATCCATAGCAAAGAACGTTCTGAATATGGTGTTTACTGAATGTAAAGGTAAGCGCATGACAGATGTTAAGCTTATGGATATTAGGAAATACATCATTGAAAATGAGGGCATATTCGACGTTGACTATCACGTCCTCTTAAAAGCCATGTTTGAGGCGGTAGCAAACTGTGAGAGTAAAGCACCAGCAATGGACAAAATAAAGCGTGGCATTATGATATCCCTAGCAGACCACATGCAGAAGCACACCAGCTGCATAGACAAAGAAATCAACGCATTCTGTGCGGTCATAGAGATTGCCGAAGTGATTGAATCTGTTACCGGCGCACCTTAAGCCTTGGCAGCAGACATTTTCTCGAAAGAGTGTATCTTAACGCCAGTTATTTGGTTAATATATTGACCGTTCTCAAAATGATGGGCAACGTTGGTTATGAACCATTGACCACACAGTCTATTGTCGTAGTTGTTGTCGGCCCATCCGTTTCGGTCAAACCCAAGGAAAGTACCGGGGTGTCTAAACACCATTCCTATCGTCCCTATGGTTAATACTAGGGATGTGAACAACTTCCTGGATAACGGACCAGCAAGATTCAATCTCTCGCGTTCTGTGTTCTCTGTGTACGGCGTGTATTGATATGAGAAGACCTGGTATTCCTTGGTGTCCTTGGTGTAGTGTGTTATGATGTCGCCGTTGTTAGTATAGAAGTTTGGGATATATTTTTCTTTTATCACTTTTTCTATTTCATCCGGGGTATATTTGGTGTCAACCACGAATTGCTTGAGCCCGTTGTGGTTTACCACGGCTATTGGAATATTTGAGTTAACTGCGGCGATTGGCGTCGCCTCTTCATATGAATATTTTGTAACCGGTCCAGCCTTGATGTCTACGTTGTATGACCGGTCGGTGAGAAGTGGGGCTTTATAACGCACTGATGGATTGGTTGTGATGTCTTCTCCTACCAGATACTGGAAGAACATGTGTTCGCGCTGAAGTTCACCTGGCGCATATTCGCTATTGCCAGCATTCAATGTGTAGTTGTATATTGAAATTAGGGTGTACTTATTTGTTGTGTAGTCTTTCTTGAGGTAGCACTTGTCTCCAATGTCATATCCTGTATGGTGTTTAAGAAGGAATTCAATGCATTCGAACAGAGTTTTGTTGTCGTAGTTTGAGAAGAAGATGCGATTACGCCCTCTGTCCCACCATTTGTCGTCTATTTTGAAACCGTATGTGGTGAGAAGGGCTTTGATTGCGTCACCAGTGTACATGGAGCGCTGATAGTCGGTCGCCTTGTTCGGGTCCACATCTTGCATATCCTTGTTTTCCGGACATGTCGCCGTACACCACACCGGGCGTATGGTTTTCATTTTGATTAAGTCCTGGTCGCAGAACATAAGGCGTGTACAGGCATCGTCTTCAACGCCTCTTATATCCTCCCTGTCATAGACCACGAAACGGCCAGAAAGGCACCAAAAATCAGGAAGTTCTACTTTGTTCACATCATCGTTTTGTCCAGGATTGAATTGCTGACGTATATATATGTCAAGGAAATCTTTACAATTGTTTTGATATAGGAAGGTTTTATTTTTGGCTTCTTGTTTTTCTTCCGCTGTCATATCCGAGTTATTTGAAATCTTTTCGTTGGAATTTATCTTGCGTTCGGCCACGGCATATGTATCAAGATAGAAAAGCTGGCCTTCTATGGCCCAGTTACCGATGTCCTCGGTTATGTCTAGTTGTTTTATACCCATCCACTTGAAGTTGTGGGTATAGAGTTCGTTCCCATCGTCGTCATAGTTAATCAACCGAAGGCCAACTTTGTAGTTTTGTGGGCTGTTCGGTGTTTCTATGGTGATGTCTTGGTATATGATTTCGCTATCCATTGAGGCTTCCAAGTATATCGCTAATGTATTCTGGTTTAATTATTTTAAGTTGTCTTCCGGTGTAGGGAGGGTATGTCGGGTCTATGATTTGGTTTGCTCCACATATGACCCACCATAATTTGGTTGTCCCATAATAGTTGTATGATATTGTGGTATAGTGTTCGTTTGGGAGCGCTATGTGAACCGTGTATACCGTTGGGTCAAGGTCTTTGGGAAAGTTAACGGAGCGTATGAGATTATAGAATGGTTGACCATTGTCATCGTATACGTTGAAAATGTTTTCGTAGTTTTCCTGGGTAATTTCGTAACCAGGAGTCTTTATATCATCTGTCAAATCTGTTATTTTCACGGTGTTTGACCTCCACCATAAACGGCGTCTGTTGCCGCCTGAGATGCGTTTTGGTCTGCATCGTCTTTGGCAGCGTTTACATCACCCAATAACGCTTCGTCAAATTCTGTAGTGATAGCTTGTACGCTATCTACTATTCCAGGTTCTATGGTTGAACGAGCACCGGCATATGTTACACCCTGCGATGATGGTACAAGTGGTTGTAGAACCATGTTGACATTAAATCCTTCCGGAACGTATTGCTCTTTACCTTTTATATTTTTATATATTACGGACCCTAATGCTTTTACCTGGAATGATTCTATTGTTGCGGCTGGCATGTAGTATATACCAGGTATCAATACGGTAAAGATGCTAGGTGGAGTTGCTTCAATTGGTCCAACCTGGTCGAATGTAGATGCAAGCCTAAGATAGTCAACCAAATTCTTATTTTTGGTGTAGGTTTCTTCTATATTATCTTCCGGTGATATCGGGGTATTGAACAGCGAGAAGTTGATTGTTGGTCTCATTCCCATTGTAGATTTCCATATATATGGTGAAACCTTGTATGATGAAACTTTGTCTGGTCTGGCTATTGCCCGGTACGCCCTATATGCGGCTTTTAAGTCGTTTCCGAGCTTTGCTATTTCACCGAATACACCTTCAAGACCACCAGCATCAGCCAAATCTTTTGCAACCTGCCACGATGAAGAGTGATTATCCAGCTCTTCGCTGAAATATGGAAACACAAACTTTTTTCCTGTAGGCTTGGCACTATAGAGGTTTTCGTATGGGTTTATCCTTCCACCTTTAAAATTTGAGTTTTTAAACGCGGTTGCATAGAATTTAATCGTGGAATATAGACCGTTGCACGACATCTGATATTCGGTCAGATGTATTCTTGGTATATTGGCCAGTTCGTCTGTTCTTAAAGACCTTTTCTGAAACCAATTGTAGTTTTCAATGACGTTTACGGTATCTTCTATTAGTCCCGCACCAAATTTATTTTGAAGTATTTCGCTCATTATGCTATCGCCTCCATACTGCGTTTTCTAAATTCGGGAATCTTGTTTCCTTCCATCACAGTCTGCACTGGAGGTGGAGCTATTGGTTGAAGTGCTGGAAGCACTGCGTTGATTTGCGCAAGCATGGCACAAACTTTCTCCAGTTCGGCCTTGAATGTTTCCGTTATGTCCTTGGTTTGCGCGGCATCCGCATCTCTTGTTTTGGTAAGCTGGTCTGTAACTATGTCACCGAGTTTAGACGATTCTGATTCGGCTGGTTTTTGCTGCTGAGAGATTTGTGGTTTGTCCTTGATTGCCGTTACTGTTGGTTTATTTTCCGGTTTGATTATGGATTCAGTTTGAGATTTTTTGGTTAGTATTGGTGCTACATGTTTGCCTATGGTGTATGCCAGTCCTGGGAGGGTGCCATATTTGGCAACCTTCTTGACTATACTTCCGGTCTTGGTCGAAAGTGCTTTCTTGGCCATTTGGCCTAGTGCCTTACGATTCTTGAACCCACGGACGGCCATGCCAAGTGGTGTCCACTTGGCCA